CAGCGTTCCAACCTGAAGGTTGAAGTCATCCGCAATCATCTGAATGAACTGTGCCGCCGTCTTTCCTTCATACACATAGGTGTCTTTGTTCTTCAGATACCTGATTTGGTCATAGGCGGTAATGGTGATAATACCGTTCTTGTCATGCTTCTTTTTGAAGATGAAGCCATAAAAGACCGGCGTTCCGTCCACCGTCAGCCTGACCGCGTTTCCTTCTTCACACTTCAGGATCCCGTCATTGACCACCTTGAACGTCAGCTTGCCGGGTGAACCCTTTCTGTACAGCGTCAGTTCAATGCCGTCCTGAACAGCCGGTTCATAAACCGTGCCGCCGGTATCACCCACGTCTGCCGGGGAAATCAAAAGCTGAACCAAATCAACACCCCCTTATACCGCCGGGATGGTCAGAACCTGTCCCGGATAAATCAGGTTGGGGTTGCTGATCTGGTCACCGTTGGCGCTAAAAATTTTTGGATACTCTGAACCGTTGCCATAAAACTGCTTTGCGATCTTCCACAAGCAGTCACCCTTTTGAACCGTGTACGTTTGTGGCTGTGCCGGTGCCGGGGAATTGTCCGTTTCCCGTGCCGGTTCTTCTGTCGCAACCGTGGTTTCCGGTTCCGGCTGTTTGATGGTCACCGTCTTTGTACCGTAAGACCGCCATTGTTTCAGCTTAACCTTGACTGTAACGTCATAACCTTCTTTTACATCATCAACAACCGTCCAATCTTCAACGCTGACCTTCAAGTTGGTGTTGAAAAGGTTTCTGCCGCCAACAGTGCGGCGGCAGACAATGAACTGAACCTTGCGCTTTCCCTTTTTGGCGCGTTCCAGAAAGTTCAGAAAGTAGGAAGCACCCACGAACCCGGACTTGTAAACGGCAAAAGGATACCGGACTTGCGGAATCATAAATTCAAATTCCACTTCCGTAAGTCCGGCAGTCTTCAACAGATTCACTTCACCTTCATTGATAAGGTTCAGCGTCTTGTTCTGGTTCTTGATCTTGACTTGAATCTTTTCAGGTGCAACCGGCAACAAGCACTTGCCAATGTACACATCATAGCCTGTTCTGCTCATTTACTCATGCACCCCTTCCGTTATATTATCAATGGATTCATTGACGGCATCCGTCAGACCGGAAACAACGCCGTCCAGATCCATGCCGTTATTTATATTGTTGCTCATTCCAGACATGTCAACGTTCACTTCAGCAAGCGTGTACCTGTTCACAGTTTCCTGTTCCGCGATGTCACGCAAGTACTTCAGATCTTCAGCCGTCTTTGACATTTCCTGTGCCATTTTCCCGGTATTGTCTGCCGTACCACCGGCAGCACCCGGAACACCGGAAGCATCCAGCCCGGAACCAACACCACCGGCAACCGCTGTTGCAAGGTCACCCATATCAGAAAGTGATTCCGTGTTGAACATGTTGTCAAATGACAGTGCGTCACCAATACTTGAAGCAATACCGTCACCAACGGCAGCACCGGCATTGAAGGAATCAGCCGCCCAACCAGATTGAAAGGCTGAAAAACCAGCCATCTGTTCTTGAAACGCCGCGCCAATGTCCTGATATTCCATTTTGGAATCTTGTGCCGCCTGTGCTTTTGCCGCATAGTCACCAGCCATACCAGCAAGACCGGCAGCATCAAATTCCACGAACGGAAGCGCTGACAGAGCTGATGCAATCTGACTGATAACGGACATAGCCGTTGACAACAGGTTATAAAAGAAACTCTGAATGTTTGCTATGCTGTTATGGAACGCCGCCACCATGTTGTGGGCAAGCGCTGAAGCCGCCGCGCCCAACGCCTGAAAAATAGTAACTGCTGCTGACCAAAGCTGTTGGAAGAATCCGATGACCACACCGATTGCACCGGCAATGACACCCAACCCAGAATTGGCAATCCCGGTGAAGTGTGCAACCGCTGCCGCTGCCGCGTATAGTACAGCAACCAAGGCAATCACAAGCATTACGATCCACACAATAGGACTTGCATACATAGCCGCGTTCAGTCCTTCCTGTGCCGCGATCTGTGCCGCCGTTGCCGCCGTAAGTGTTCCGGTCATTGCGGCGTGTGCCATCTGTGCCGCCGCCATAGCCATATGAATACCCGTGCTAATAGCTGAAATGGTATTCGCGGCAAGCTGTGCGCCGTAATAAACCATCAGCGCACCGGCAACACCCATGATGATGGGTTCAATGATTGACCAATTATCAATGATGACGGACGCGACCTGAAACGCCACATCCATCAGACCGGCAAGCACACCCATGACGAACTGTAACGCCGTGGTGAAGCCGTCCAACACACTTTGAATTACACCGGAATTTGCAAGGATACTGTCAACAAACAGCATCACATACGGGTAAAGCTGACCGCCAATGACTTCTTTCATGTCACCAAAGGCGTTGGTCATCTGCTGAATTCTGCCTTGCGGCGTGTCGGACATGGTTTCATACAGTCCAGCCCAAGATTCATTGATGATGTCCGCAATGACCGTTGCTGACCGCATGTCTTCCGACATGTTCACGTATTCTTCACCCAGCGCTTCAATGTACTGCTGTTCTGTTGCGCTGCCGTCAATAACCGCTTTTTGGGCATCCGTGAATTCAAAGCCCTTTTTGGTCATCGCGTCATAAGCGCCGGTCATGATCTTGCCCAGATTCGTGGCATAATCCACCATTGTGGTGGTGTCAATCTCACCGCCGCCTGACATACCGGCTGCATAGTTGGTCAGCGTGTCCATCATCGTGCCGATTGCTTCAACGTCAGACATGTACGTTGCGAATTCACCGGCGGCTGCAATCATAGCTTCATCACCATACATGCCACGGCTTTGAATCTCTGATGCCTTTGCAGTGATGCTGTCAAACTGGTCAAGCAGATAGTCAGTTTTCATTTCCGGCGTAATGTCAACCGTCATGCCGTCAATGGTGCTTATCAGTTCACCGGCTTCCGACAGGGCAAGGGTGTCATCAATTCCAACGATAAATTCAGGAACTTCAGCATAATCAACCATGTTTCCAAGCACGGTCATCAGCTGTGTTTCCGCATTCCGCTGGATGTTGAACGCTTCAGTTGTGTCCTGAATCCATCCCCACGCTTTACGGATTCCAGCCATACCAGCGAACGCACCGACCACACCGGCAATGGTGCGCTGAAGCTGTTCGGCAATCCCGGTTCCGTCCTGAATGGCGGCATTGAACCGCCCCTGTTCATCAACGTTGTCACGGATGTACTGTTCTGTGTGGCTTACGGTCTGTGACAGCTGAATGTACGCTTCATTTGCGCCGCGCACATCCATGTTTTCAAGCGCGTCATCAAGCGCTTCCTGTGCCTGTTGTGCCTGATAAAGCTGTGACCGCAATTCTTCCAGTCCGTCATTTGCCGCATCAACACCAATGTTCATGGGGTTGGCTTCAATCTGCTGGATTTTTGCCTGAACAGCCTGAAGCCTTGCCTGAACTGACTGAATATCCTGTGCCGCACCCGGCGGCAGCATGTTCATACCGGCGGCAACCTGTGCCGTGCGCTGAAGATTCGTTGTCAGCCCGGTAATCATTGCGTCCGTACTCTGAACTTCCTGTTCAAAGCGTTCAATGCCCGTATTCGTGAATACTTCAAGCCCGTCATGCCACCAATCCGGCGGCGCACGGGGTTGTGCCTGTTCAAGCGGCGCTGACGTTGACGGCATCACCGCACTTGTATCCACGGACGGGTCAGTGTTGTTCAGCTGATCCAGCAGACCAATCAGTTCATTCACGGCAATGGCGGCACGGTTTACGCCGTCATGCACGGAATCAATACCAGCCGTTGAAACATTGGCGTTCATCGTCTGCTGTAACTGTTCCATACCGGAAACAGCCGCATTGACGGCATTGACCATGCTGTAAATCTGCTGTGAAAAATCATCATTCAGTTCAATGCCTGTCTGAATTCCAGCCATGTGCTGACCCCCTTTCCCGGTTATTTGTGTTTTTTGCCCTTTTTGGACTTTTGTTCAATGCGCTTCTTTTCTTCCTTGTCATGTTTCAGCTTGATGTCAATGGCGGCGCACACAAACGCCTTTTCCTGTTCATCCAGCGCAAGGAACTGTGACGGCAGTATGTGAAGCTTATGAAGCGCATAGTATGCATAGTTTGCTTCCCAATCTTCACCGTCACCTTCAATTAGTTTTTTGCTTCATCCACCTTTTCATCAAAGGATTTGGTGAAGCCCTGATATTTCTGCATCCAGATACCAAACTGCTGGTATTCACCGGCATCATCAACCAGTGCATACAGAAGGTCTTCCGGGGTCTTCACGCCGTAAGAATCCTGAAGTTCGGAATCATACAGATCCGGGAACACGGTTGCAGCCACAATGACCTGTGCAAGGTACTTTGCCGTGTTCACTTTAGGTCTGAACAGGTTGGGCTTACCGGTCACCTGAACTTCCGTTGTGGCTGCTTCACGGATGCTGTCATTTTCCTTTGAAGTGATGTGCCGGAATTCCCATTCAAGGGGCTTGCCGTTTTCATCTTTCAGGGTGACCGTGGGCGCATATTTTTCATTGTTTTTCTGTTCTTTGTTCTGCTTCATGAAAAGCGCGAATTTTGACATTTTGTAATCCATCCTTTCAGTTATTCATTAACGTGGAAAAAGCCCCTATATGACCTTATATGAAAGTCAGATAGGGGCATTTTGCATTAGTTGGTCAGGAACCCGGTCAGATTGGTGAAGCTTTCCGGGATGCTGAAGTCCTCAAAGGTTCCTTCAATCTCTTCATCCAGATATTCACCATCTGCATCAAACTTTGCAAGAATACCGCCGTCCGTATTGCAGTCATACAGCACGATGGTCTGCCGTCCGGCGGCAGAAGTCGGGTCATCGTTCGTGATCTGCATTTCAAAATACGTATCTTCACCGGTGTTCTTGTAGTCAAGCAGAAGCTGACGCATCACAGACTGATTGTAATGGGCAGTGCCGGAAAATGTTCCTTCCATGCCGCAAGACTTGTGTCCAACCATGATTGCACCAAGACGCGGAACGGAAGCCTTTGTTTTCTCAATCTTTGCTTCCATGTCAATCATCTGCATGAAGTTGTAACGGCGTGAACCAATCGTAATAAAGCATTCCGCAAGCTTTGCCGCGATGGTGTCACGCGCTTTCATTACCACATTGTTAGGCATTTATTTCACCATCCTTTCATCAGACAACCACAACGGTCATGTACAGTTTGGACATGGTGTTCACAACCTGAAGGGCGCTGTTGGCGCGTACAGACTTCTTAGAATCACCCTGTGCAACCGTCACATCCGTATCAACGAAGTTTTCAATGGCACGAAGGTCATTCAGGTTCTGCCGGATCTTCACAAGGTCAGTCCAAAGGCTGATTCTACCGGCGGGGTCGTTCGGAACGTGACCATTGTACTTGTCATTGAAGATTTTCGCGTCATCAATGGCAATCTGGTCAATCACGCGGATGGTCTGGTTGTCCTTGAACACTTCACCCATCACGTCAGTGACGGTGACAAAGGTGTTGATGTCTTCCAGAACACAGACCTTGTTATTGTTGTTGTGGAATATGAACTTTCCGGCAGAAAGCGCCTGTTCAAGTTCCGTCTGTGAATAGTCCGTCAGAATGGTGAATTCACCGTCATAAACGGTGTTCTGGATGGATTCATTCACGTTTGCACCGGCTTCCTTACCAGCCACCCAATAAACAGCGGCAGATACCTGATAACCGGAATCAACGGCAGTGTCAATGTTGTTTTCAACGCTGATCACACCAAGGTAATCAGGGTTGCAAGCATCAACCGCCCTGTGAAGAACCAGCTGATACTTGATGCCGCGTTCATCACGCATCCGGTTCACAAGGCTGATGAACAGGTTTTTAATTGCCACTTCCGTGGACAGGATGCCCATGACGTTGAAGCTGTAGCCGGAAATCAGATCCGCATACCGCTGATATGCCGCGCTGGTCACAGCGCCGTTTGCACCGCCGGTCAGGGCAAGTCCAGCCTGTGCCGCAAGGGTTGCACCGGTCTTGAAATCAACAAAGTCATTGCTGACAAGCCCGGAAGCCGCCGCAACAGTCTGACTGTCAACTTCAATGAACGCGCCGCCCACGCTGATAAGCGTGGTAACGTCCCATTTGGTGTCATCATCCACGTTCTTTGCAATCTTGATCTTGATGTCATTACCCCTGACACCCTTGTACTTTGCCGTTGCAAAAGTGTTCTGTGCCTTTGCCGCACCTTCTGCAAGGCTGGTCAGCTTATAGGTGTGAAGGGTCTTTGCACCCTTGAACAGGTCACGAAGTCCCTTCATCTTGTCATCATCGTAAGCATAACCAAAGATTTTCAGGCTGTTGGTCTGGAAGTCCTCATTGGTGACGGTAAAGATTGCGTCATCAACACCCCAATCCAGTTCAAGCGGAACGGTCACAGTGCCGCGTTCAGCCATAGATGCCGTTGCAGCAGCCTGTGAAACCACGTTCAGGTAATAGCCGGGTAAAATCTTATTTTCTGTCAGAAAAGTTCCACCGCCTAAAGCCATAGCTTTTCACCTTATCCTTTCTTTTTCATAAAATCTGCAAGCGCCTTTTCAACATCAGCGTGGCTGTATTCCTTGTCATCATCAAGGATTGCATACAGCGCATCACGCCTGTTGGCATAACGCTTTGATGCAAGCAGCTGTGCCTTGCTGAAGGTTGCTGCTTCTTTCTTTGTGTCAGCCATATTTTTCACCGTCCTTTAATCAACCAGTTCCAAAGTTGAAGTCAGATCTTCCATCAGTTCCGTGTCATCCGCTTTCAGGACAAAGCCATCATAGTTGACAAAGAAATTCAGCACGCCGTCAACAACTTCAGAATGCATCCGGGTTCCTCTGATAGGCTTATCTTCACCAACACATGTGATGTATTCCAGACACCACGTCATGCGTTCAGCCACCGCATTGCATTCCGCTTCATACCCCGTGGTTGATTCCGGGAAATACTGGATGACAAACGGCAGC